TGGGGACACCAGTCACATCGTTGCCGTTGCCAGTATCGTTGGTTCCGGTGGCGTGTGGAGTGAAATCAGTCACCTGTCGAGGACACCAACCTTGCTCGACCTCCCTTCTGCCATCATGCTGCTCGATCTGCCCGTAGGCGTTCAGAGCATTGATGTCAGCAATGGCCACCCCTACATTCGCACGACAGAGAGTCTCCACGACGGGAGCTTTCTCTGCCGCAGGAAGCTGGGGAACCCACTTGGAACACATGGCGATCTGCCTCATCTTCAGGTAGTCATTGACAGTGTCAAGATTCCCTAAGTAGAGTGCATCGTCTTGGTACGTGGTGGTGGCCCAAGTGGCAGTACCAGAAGCAGCGACCTTCCGGTAAGCAGTGGGGTTGATCGAAATACAGGCGTCACCGCTTGCATTAAGGTTGACTTGGTGCTTGGTGGTGGACTTCAGCAAATGAACCTTGCCAGACCAGCCATCTGGAATAGAGACTGGGGGGGCATGGCAGGGGTCACGCATCATCCTGAGGACTGCGCCCGTGAGGGCAGCCTCACCCTTGGTGATGGCGGGCTTTGTGATCATCTTGGCGCCTGTATGCCTAGTCTGAGTAGACTTGGGGACAGCACCGCCCAGCTGATTCACAGCAGTCTTCAGTTGGTTGAGTTGGTTCTTGAGGCCTGCGTTAGGCTTGAAGCGTTTGGGCGCAGCCTTCTTCTTGGCTTTGCCTGAGTTGTTCCGTGGCATCGGACGTTTAAATGAACGAGCCTCGGACACGATGCGTGGCAGATGCATTTTCTGACACTCCGTCAAGGTGAAATACCTTGCGGTGTCAACTGCTTCTTGCCAACGTTCACCGAGTCCGGGGAAATCCTGGTACTCCAGGAAATCAGTACGGTGATCGAGAAGTTTCTCTACACCGTCTGACCAACAACACTCCAAAATGAGAGAGTTCAACTTCTCAAGATAGACGACAGGATCCTCAGTAGGGTTCCAAGTCGAATTGTACTTGAGAGAACAGAGGTACTTTTCCACGTCCATAGTAGCCACCCAGACTCCGGAGGGAAGCTGCTTGAATTTCTTCGAAGCATACTCCATGTCCTCGAGCTTGGTGGAATGCTGGACTTCTCCCTTGAGGAAGAGCCCAAAGGCGGGATAGTACTTGTATGGGTTGAACTCAGGGCCCAGTGTAGCCGAGAGATTGTCATCACCCAACAAGTTCCAGTTGATACTCTCGTCTGGCCACCCATCCTTGAGGATAGTGTACCAGAGAACCAAGAGCTGGATAATCATGTTGGTGAAAATAGTGGAGACAATTCCCGACTTGTTCCCCTTAAGAAGTAAAAGTGCAGATCCAGTTGGTAGGACGAGAAGCGAAAGCTTCATCCACATCAACAGGTATAGCACCTTCTCAAGAGGGACATGGGAGGGACGTAGCTGCTCATAGACAGCGGAGGTGGCATCGAGGCAGACAGGATTGCAGGACAAATCCATCTTGTACACATCGGCGCCCCACTTGTGTGGGAGTTCAGGCCCGTCCATCTCATCGGCTAAATGGTTCCAGCCCCCCCAAAACTGGGAGGCACCAGGCCAAAAGCCGAGAGACCAACAGTGTTGGCAAAGCTGATTGTACAGCTCGCCAAACACGGCCTCGTCTAGTGCAAAGTGGTGGAGACAACCGGCATAGAAAAGCCGGTAGTCCTCATCCTCTACCTTCTGCTTCTTGCGCATCTCCTTCTTCTGAGAAGCCACAAATGTGGGCATGATCCACTTGTACCCCTCCTCGAGGTAGTACAAAGTAAAGGTCCGGTAACGTTCAAAGGCGACCCCCTTCGTTGAGGCTCCAGTGCGGTTGAATGGATGACCCGCAGAAGCAGACTTATCACTCTTGTGGACGATAGCATCGAGCGGAAGCTCGTGAGAGCCTTGCTCAACGCCACATTCACGAATGAAGTCTACGACCTTGGGGACTACCCGATCGAAGAGGAATGTTTGGTCAATGGTCACGTGTTCAGTGGTGTCGTAAAACACCTGGTCGAGGGTACGGGGGAAAGAGTCAGTGTTCGGAGTAGCTAGGAGATAGGAGTCGTCGGCTTGCGCACAACCCCTACCTACTGCTGCGTGGAAGTACGAGGACTCACGCGGGCCAGGCTCCCGGTTAAAGGAGCGCCCGTCGTGTAGTCCACGAAGACGGAGCCTCTCGGCTTCACGTCCTTCTGGGAGGGAACGACTGGTTTCTCTGCTGACGTACTCTCCTCCTTGGAGGAGGACGGCCCAGACTGACCCAGCACTTGGGTGGTCTGACTTGAACTCGTGGAACCATGCTTCGCCTGCACGCCATGGACCGAGGGGCTCACTGGGGCAGGAGGAACAGAGAGCCCACGTCGAAAATCCGCCTCAGTGAGGCGGCCGGCGTAGTTCATGGCGGCCTTGGCGTCACCAGCGAGGTGCATACCTACAAGCTGGGGACGCCCGGCAACGTACTGGTAAATGGGTGACCCTGACATGCCGGCGTCGGTGGAAATGCGGTGAACAATCACATCCGACTTGGAACCGGACAAGACGGGCCCGGAAGCAACACGAATCTCACGCTCCCAGAGGCTGACAATAACAGCAGGGATCGTCTCCGACACCTGGGCAAACCGAACCTTCTTGAGGCGCGTGGGAAGCTCAGGGTGGAAGAACTGAACAATCGTGTCC